GCCCACTACCGTAAGTTATCATCCACATATCAGCCCGAATATCGATGCTTTCAAGGTCGTAGACCTTATCGCATTTATATTACAACGGACTAAATAGAGGACAACAACAATGGCAGCTATGCTGACACCCATTGACGAGTATTCCAACAATGGAAACTCACGTACGTTCGTAACGGCGGGCCATACCATGGCCGAACCTGAACTAATTATTCAGAAACGTCGCGCGGCAACCGGAACCAAGAACTCCACCGAACAGCAATTTGACGTGGTTTTTGCCACGAAAGATGTGAACGGTGAGGTGATGAATTCCAAAGTCTTATTTTCATGTGTAGCACGCGAGCCGGTTGGTGGCACTTCTGCCACCTTCACGGCTGCCCGGGATCTCTTTCGCGACATGGTCGCGTCGGACGAATGGGCTGCGTCTTTAGCATCAGGCAAGTTCTTGAAATGATCGTTGTGATCATCCATGGCATATTAATTTTGGCCATGTGCTTCCTGGTACTATCGGCCTAGACGAGGTATACTCGCTAGGTGAACAACTACACTGAATAGAGGAGTCCGCAATGGACGCTCAACACTTCGCATACGAGGTAACTCGGTGCTTTGTGCAAGACTTCGCCGCTGTGCTAGGTTCTGAGGTTGTGGGCCGTATCCAAGGTTGGATACGTAGTCGCAACTTAAAAGGCCTAACGCAGTGCTCATCATTATTACAGGACCCCGCAAAGCAAGGTCCTGAATTTTTACGATGTCTTATGCAAATTGAGGCATTCTTTAAAAAGAATGCCGCATTTTCCTCTGCCAGTTGTGAACAGGCGGCCTTGACCAGTTTCTTAGAAGCTGAGAAGGTCTGTCGTATCACTAACCGGCGGTTGGATCACTACCATACGCATCCTGATCGACTTGATCCTGATATGCGAGGGCAGATTGCAAGAATGCAGCGAATAATCGCTACTACTCTGGGATCATTTGAGGCTTTCTTGCCCCAAATACCAGAGCTCGTAAAAGTGACGAGCGGCGCTACCTTTAGATACTCGAGGCGCGAGTCGCAGCCTTACCGGAAATTCCGGAAGGCTGTGGATTGTGCTCCGCGCGCAGCGTCATATCTGAAAGCTCTGTACCGATATTAT